ATTAATTGTGCATCTGACATTGCCATTTTTGTCTTCTGCTTGTTAGCATAAATCTTACTTCCAGCAGAGACGGCTAATTTAATTGCTGATAGCCACATTGTAATATTTCTCCTGTCTTCTTAAACTCATATATTCTATCATCATCTCAATACATTCGTAAGCCCTTCCACCTGATAGCTTCCATTTATATGTTTGGGACCAATGAGACTTTCTTACCTTTGGTTTTACTACTTTTCCACCAAAAAAATCCGCAAATCTTTGAACAGAGTCTTGATCACACATTTCAACACTACATTGAAATGATTTTCTACCGTCTCCTTTACCCCAAATACCAAAACTTCCTTCACCATCAAACAATCCTGCAAGGAATAATAGTTTATTTTTTTCTTTGAGATTTTCGTAAGACTTTTTTTGCATGTTTAACTGTAATTCCTTGTGGGTTAGGTCCTCTTTTTGGGGGCGGCCCATATTTAACTCCTCCACTTAGTCCTTTTTCGTTATTTCTTTTCAAGTTTGTCTCTCGCTATTTCTAATCTCTCGTCAGATTGTGAATCTTGTTGTGCAAGTTTATCATAATCGTATTCTAATCTTTGTGCAGCTCTTTGATTCTCTTGATCTTGTTTAAATTTAGCTTCTTCTACTTTTCTTTGTAAATCCATCGCTCGTAAATCAATTTCTTGTTGTTTAATTTTAACTAATGGATCTTGTTTGTTAGCATTTACTGCCATTTCAGTTTGAATTAACTCTTGAGTAATTCTTGCTGCAACTTTTGCAACTTCAGATTCAAACATAATACTAAATTGTTCAGGATCTTGTTGAGATAAGGCAACCATTTGTTGATTTTCCATCATCATTGCTTTCACTTCTGCTTTTGCTTTGAAAGAAACGTGATCTGAAATGTGTGATTGCATCAATGCATAAACTTGTGGATTAATTTGCACCATTCTTGAACTCATAAAAGCCATGTGGGCAGCTATATGTGCATCATGATCTTGAAATTCAAACGCCACCAACAGTTTCATCTGCAATGCTCTTGCATTTTCTTTCGCAGGATCTAGTGGCTCTGGTTGTTTAGGTGCTGGTTTAAGAATTGCTTCAATTTGTTTGGTACCAAGTGCCTCATAAACACGTCTATAAGCTTCATGTAAGTTGTGCATCCCTGGATTTGACTGTGCAATTTGCAATTGTGACTGTGCAAGTGTCACTCTTTGTGCCATAGACATGATATTTGGGTCTGCAACAGGTAAAATATCTACTCTGTTGTCAAAATCTGCAGATTTAATTTCTCTTGGACCACCATAAACGTCATAAGGATACGATTCAGGCAAACTTTCTGCACAAATTCTTGCAAGAATTTTAAATTCTAGTCTCATTGCATAGTAACAACGTTTGTGTACACCACTCATAACTCTAGAGCCACGTTCCATAAGTGCCATTGTAGTACCAACAGCTCTATTTTGAATGTCATTACCTACATTCTGATCAGTAACACCTGCAAATTTTTGTCCTGCTTGTACAACAAAACCCATTAGATTGTATAAAGTGGTGCTTGGCTCAGAAAATGGTAAATTAAAAAACTGATCTCTTATATTTCCTCCAGGTGCATCTACATCTCTAAACTCACCAGGTTGTATTGGTTGATCATCATCTCTTACTCTAATACCTCTTGATTTAAATCCTGCTGGTAAATTTTTTAAAGTACCTGCATCAATTAATTGTCTTAAAGATTGTGTAGCAGCTAATGATAAACCACCAATCATGTGTGTTAAACCAAAACCATAAAAACCTAAACCAGGTAAAAATTTATAGTGAACAAAATATTCTATTCTTTGATAGGTAATATCGTTAGGTCTGTAATTTCTATATATAGATAATATCTCTCCTGCACCTTCATCAATTGTGACGATGTAAGGTATTTTAATTTTTTTTGCTTTGTCATCTACTTCATCAAAATCATCAAGATTTAAATCTACATGCATTTCTAAAATAGTGTGAAGATAATCTGCGCCTGTGCCTTTGACCCCTTCAAGTTCATTTAATTTTTTTTGAACTGAGTCAGGCTCTGCATTCGATTCTATTAATTCAATATCTCTATAGAAGCCTGCAGCTTGTTTTTTGATTACTTCATTTTTTGTCATTTTAATTACATGAGAAATTCTTTCACAATCTTTTAGGTCTGATGCAAAGTAAGGCACAACAAGATCCTCTGCTGGCACAAACTTAGATACTGGTCTTTGCAGCATTGCATCGTAATAAACTTTTTTAAATGTTGAACCTGATAAAGGTAAATAAAATAACATCTGATCCATATCAGTTGTGTAGTCTTCCATCTCTTCCATGAGAAGATAATTCATATAATCTTTAACTCGATCAGCTTGTGCTTCGATTTGTGGTGTTTGTAATCCAATAGTTTGAGTTCTTACTGGACCATCTGATGGTACTAATTCTTTATAAGCTTGTGCTTGAAATTGTGTAACTGACTCAGCTAACAATGGATGAGTAACTGAGGAAGCACCTTTAAATGGTCTTGATACTTCTTGGTATTTTGTCCCTAATAAATCTAAACCTTTTATATAAGCATCTTCCCATTCTTTTCTAGATGCTTTATCTTTTTTATATTCTTGAATAAGTTCACTAGCCATATCTTTGAGAGAACGTTCATCCATACTCTCAGCAAGATTTGCGTTAAAATCAGTATTAGTTTCTTCAACCTCTTCTTCTTCTCCTTCAACTAAAACTTCAGGAGGTAAACCTTCAGGTTCTTCAACAACCGTTTCTTCGATTTTATCTTCCTCTACTAAATTTTCATTATTTTTTTCAACAGCCATAATTAATTGTACCTTATTGGTTTAAATATATCTACTACAAGTCCACCTTGAGCTTTGTAAGTTTTTTGTGTGCCTCTCATTAGTGGATTTACTTTAATCGCAAACGCATCAAAATACAAGGCAGGATTACTTGGCTCTATAAATGTATAATCTGCTCCAGCTTCCCCTGGATTTTTAACATTAATAGCATCATCATGATATGTGCTTTTTATTTTTCTACCTGACAGTTTGTGTCTTTCAGGATATTTAAAATTATCTGTTGATATTCTTTTATAAGGTTTTGATGGATCAGATAAGGATACTTTTGTAGCTCCTGCTTTTGATCCATATAATCTAGCTGCTCTTTTCATAAGATTTGGCATTACTGCGGATCCACTTTTATTGATACCTTTACCATTAGCATAACCATAGAATCTTTCGTTACCAGCTTTGTATCCTTGACGGAAACTTAATTTGTCAAACGGGGCAACGGCTACGTAATCAACATTTTCTCTTGCTGCTCTTTGCATCAAATATTTTAATGCATGATCTCCATATTGATCTGCTTCAACCATTGGGTAGTAATCCATTCCACCTCCTTGTCTAACAGTCATTTTTTGTATTGATTGTGTGGTCTTAGCTAATTGATTTGATATAGCATTCATAGCAGCTGTTTCGTTTTTTGCTACGGCATTATTTAATGAAGTAACAAGTTTATCTCTTTCGTTTAATAATAGTTTTACTTCAATATCTTTTTGAAAAGGGTTGACTCTATTAATACCATCAAGTTGTTCAAACTTTTGTAAACTTTTTGCAACACTTTGGTTAACATCTGATTGTATTTCATTAATCATAAATACTTTTTTTCCGTCAGGTGTAAATCTTGTATCGAATCTTATGTGATAAATGTTATTTGTTTTGTCACCAAGCACATCTGTAAAGTGACCTCCTGTATTGTAAGGTCTATTGTTGGTTATAATCTCCTCTGGAAGAGTCATAATAGTTTCTCTGTAATCTTTACCGCCTTGAAGAGTATAATTTGTTTCATTTTTGTAATATGTTTTTGTGCCTCTTAATGGAGCTGCAGCAGAATTCAATTCAGCTTCAGCTCTATTTAAAATTTTTTTCTCTTGTTCTCTTACATCAGGTCTAGCTTTAGCTCTCCTTAATGAGTTTCTTAAACTTTCAAAAACACTTTTTTTTAATTCACCTTTTTTCATCGCATTCATTTGATATAAAGCATCATCAAGATTAGATACTAGATCACTATCCGCTCTAAATTTTAATTTAACACCTTTAATTGTGGTATCCATATTCTTTAAAGCAACATCAAATTTTTCTTGTGCACCCTTTGGCATACCAAGTTCAATTGGTTTTAATCTATTTAACGGATTTAATTTAATCATCGCACCAATTTCATTTGCGTCTAATTTTATTCCAAACTTCTTTGCAGCAGCCAACAGACCACCTGTAAGATTTCCTGCTCCATCAAATATAGCAACATTAGTATCAAACAATTCTTCTTTTGAGATATTAACTTCTTTACCTACAAAAGGTCCTGAATCATATTTAAATTTTTTTTCTGCTCTTTCTAATCTTGTTGATGGTTTTCCGAAAACAGTAAAGTTTACTTTTCTTGTAGATGTTAAATGATCTAACCATTCGTCAGCTGTGTACTTACTTCTACCTTTTCTCATGACCCAATCATATGTAGATGATCCAAAGCCTGGAGCTATATCATCACCCATTTGAAGTGGTTTAGTTTTCTTAAGAACTACAGGAGGATTCCTCATCTCCTGTTTAACTAACTCTTGACCCTGTGCCTGTGATGGTTTTGGTTCGTAAGTTATTTGACGTTGTTGTTGTCCGGTAGTCGGTGTCGCTGATTCTTTTCTACCCCCAAGAATCCTTCGTCCGATCCCTCTCAAAATATTGGTAAGGGACATAGTCCCTCCTAGTACATTTTAGTAGGTTTGTTTCTACCTAATTTACATTTGACTTTAACAGATGTTCCTGACTTGTAACCCATAGGTTTGTTCATCATTCCGCCACCCATTCTTTCAGTAGCAAAAACTTCTCTTCTAGTATCATCCATTTCTTTAAAAGGGTCTTTTCTACTTGATTTAAGAAGATTAAGTTTTATTTTTGTATCAGTATCTCGATCTTTTTTCATTCCAGAAGGAATACTTGCATATTTTTTTTCTGCTTTTTTAGCTCCTTGTCTAAAATTAGAAAAAATATTAGATACTCCTGCTTTTTGTACTCTTTCTTCAAGATTCTTTTTTCTTTGTCTAGCTTCAGACGCTGGTCCACCGGAAACTCTACTTGTTATTTTTTCTTTTAATTTTTTTGCTGTTTCTGCTACCTTCAGACCCAAACCTAAAGGAGTTGTTTTAATAGCGCCTTTACCAATTTTTTTTAAGATATCTCTTCTTCTAGCACTTTGACCTGCAGTGAATCTTTCTTTTTTCATAGGAGATACTCTATCTCCTCCTACCAATTGTGAAATGTTAGCTCTTTGCTTAGCATCTTTTTTAGGAAAAACTTTTTTGATTTTTTCATCTTCTAAATACATTCCGCCTCTATTATATTTTTTCATCATACCTCCACCCATTTTTTTTGACATAGGCATAGGGTCTCTTGAAGAAAACCCTTGCATAGCTCTTACCCTTTTTTTTATTTGTATTTTGTCTTTTAGCCCTTCGATATCTCTTTGAGTAAGTCTGTCTTTGTCTTTCAATCTTCTACTTAATCTTTTTACTTTATTTGAAAGAACACCAAGTCTACTTTTTTGTTCACCTACGGTGCCAGTATCAGCACCACCGCCAACAGAATACTTTTTCATCATGCCACCACCCATTTTTTTATCTTCCTTTTTCATTTTAGATTTTAAATATTGAATAGCACCTGCGCCAGCTAAACCAACACCTAAAGCTATTTTACCTCTTATACCTGTTGCTTTAGCTGCTCTTAAAGCACGTCCCTCTCTTGCTTTTCTTCTATTGAATTGTGCAGAGGTTTCTTGCTTACCGCCTATCATTTTGAAACCTTTTGCTTTTCTCATTTCTTCCATTGATTTAAATTTTTTTCTTTGCCCAATAATTTTAGCACCTGGTTTTACACCAACGATTGTTGAAACTTTACCTTTAAATTGAGGACCTTCAAATGGTTTTGAATAACCTGCAAAAGTTTTACTTGTACCTTTTGCTGTGAGTGCACTTTTTCCTTTTGAAGGCACTGCAGGAAATTGACCAAAGGCTTTAAAAAATCCTTTTTTTGTTCCGCCTGGAATAGATGAAGCTAAAGGAACAGGTAAACCTTTTTTCTTAGCAAGTTTTTCTATAGCTTTACCTCTTTTAGCTTTCATAACTTTACCAGGTTTTACTTTCTCATCTTGTAAACCCATGCCTCTACCTTTTGCTTTTTCTGCTCTTAGAACAGCGAAATCTTTTTCATCAATTTTATTTGGTGGTGGAGCTTTAGCAGCAATTTTTGCTTGGCCACCTGTTAAGAACATATTGTCTTTTGCTTTTTCTTTAGCCTCAGCTCTTTCTCGAGTTTCTTTTTTTAATTGTTCCGGGCTTTTCATACTTCTTCGTGGCATAAATTCTCCTAATAATATTTATAATCCTTTTCAACTTTAAAGTTAGGTTCATCCCAATCATCTGAATATGTTGAAACAAATCCACCTTGCCGATATCTTAACACAGCTTGGGTCATGGAATCAACATAGTCATCGTATTGTCCGTTAGGAAATGCAGCACATTCTTCAATAACCTCCTGTGCCCAGTGTTCGTCTAAAGGTGCAAATACCATACCTGACTCAAATACAGGAGAACATGAATTTATTCT